TCACGACAGTCACCAAATAATACTGTGTCTCTCATGATATTTGATGCTCAATAAACAACTTATTCATATCCCCATGTTTAATACGAAATGCAGTTCCACGATTTCTTATGCCTTTATTCTCATTATACCTCGTATAAAGTCTAAAGTCAATAGAGATTAAATCATCCTCAATCAACTCTCTAAACTTCTCCTTTGTTGTACCCTCGAATAAGTATGCCTCATTATAATGAAACCACTCCTCACCATCAATCTTCTTGACATCTGCTAATACTTTAATACAATTAGGAAACTTCTCAGCAAACTTTGAGAGTAGTAAATCAAAATTCCACTTAACAATAATAACATCGTTAACTTTAACGTAAAGATAGTGGTCATCAGTAGTGAAATAATATCCATTACTATTAGGTGTCTTCTTAACAGTAGACTGAGCACTCAATTCACCTTTCTTTTTAGTATGAGGAAATCCATACCTCTTAAGAAATTCAATTTGTGTCATTTGCCACTCACCCTCTTTATTAAAGAGAGTTTGTAATCCACTAGCACCCTTTTTAAATGTTTTTATCTCATAATTATCAATATCTGGTGCTGCTATATTATTCTCTTTTAACCCTAATTCATCCTCAAATGTATTACCAGCAGCACCATCACCAGTTCTTTGAGATTTAATAAATCCCTTCGCCTTGATTGTATTATATTGTAAGACAAACTGAGGATAATTCATTAGTCGAAGTTCAGTGCGATAGTGATACGTTCACCATCAAATACGGCAGGTGGTACAGAATGCTCAAGGTTAGAGCGAAATACAATAACTGCACGCTCCTCTGGTGGTGCAATGAGGTTACGTTGTTGAAATGGAGAGGGTCTTACCATATTCTTTGGTGGTAGCATACAATCACTCTGCGGTCTTTTGAAGTATATTCCAGGAGATCCCTTAGGTATCTGTGCAAAATACACTGCACTGAATATACTATGCGAATGAGTATGAAATTCTTGATACTTACCGCTTTGATATACATTATACCATCCATCATAACAATTATACTCTGCTTCTGATCCATACTCAAGCGCAAACTCTTCCACACATGCTTTAACACGTTCAATCAGTGGTTGAAACTCAAGATAGTTATTAAGATCAGCAATATGAAAACAGTTGTCAGGAGAATATACTCCACTCATCCAACTATTGACATTACCTTCATTGAATATTCCCCGCAACTCCATTACCTTTTTAATGAGAACATCGTTCTCTTCCGCATCCATCAATGATTGACGTGCGTATAATGCAGTAGGAAATACTTGTTGTACATGATGATAGTTAAACCAATCACCTTTAGCGACAGAGTTCACATTAATAGTCATTCATCTAGATCCTTCAAGTGTGGTTCTACCCAATGATCCGTGTTATCAATACCTGCTGCCTCAACATAGCGCATAATATGCTCATCAACCTGATGAAATATTGGATGTAGATCCAATTCCATATTAATATCATGTGCTATCTCAGCAACTTGTGCTTCAGTCAAGCAATGATCCTTGTGCATTATATTACACGTGGGTATTCTCTTTTCAATTAGTTCATTGAGATTAATTCTAATCTCATAGTCTCTGTATACAGGCATAGTAATAAAGTGTTCTGAAAGGGGTCTAGAAGACCCCAGAAGGGTCTATCTCATGTAAAGGTAACCACCTGCCCAATCTGCTCTTGTTAAGCACTGAGCATAAGATACATCATCTAAAAGGTTGTAGCGCACGTGCTTGGCAGGTTTCGCCCATGATGCTGGTTTGTACACATCACCAGTCTTTCTATCTATGAAAGCATGTACTGTTGACTGGTTATCGTCCGCAGTAATCTTGATGTACTTGCGTCCTTCTTTCATGTTGAACACGGTACCACAGGTAGGATACTTGCTGTTTACGTCCTCTTGGAGAACCTGTCCGAGCTTGTGTGCTCTTTCGTAAACTGTGTCAACGAATAATGCTTTAGTCATGGGGTTCCTTGATTGATATACTAAGTATAGAGCATCATGGTGTGGATGGGAGACACCATGTGACACTTATTTAAGTGTCCTCATCGTCCCAGTCTTCACCCCAGTCTATACTATCATCAGCATCTTCCCAGAATTCTTGGAAACACTCCGCATCCTCATCATCAAAGATAGAGAGATGGTGATTTAATGTTATTTTACCTTGTAATGACCCAACACTTATGGTACTATCTCCGTCATTAATACAGAACCCACGCATCAACCAATGTGTTATTTCATGGTCTGGATATGATTCCATCATCATATCCACCAACTCTTCAAACTTATCACGTTGAAGATGCTTATACTCTGTCCATGGGAGACCTATTCTTTCTTCCCAACACGGAGTATTTCCATCACGAAGTTCAAGCACGATCGAATACCTCTATCCTCTGGGAAACCCACTGGTGTGCATAGTCTATCAGTTCTTCCTCCAGAGTCAAGGGTTCGTTTGTAAACTCAATTAAATATCCAGGTTCCTCAAATACTAACTCATCGAAATCGATCTTAGCTCTTCTTATGGTACCACTCTCTATTTCTGTACCACCATACGTACAATTTTCCGTAGGTACAATGTATGAATTAGGTGATAAAGGCATAAACATAGTAGTTCCTTCCATCTTATGCACCAGTCTGCGTAAGTTAGGGAACTCAGTACCATCAGGATTGATACCAACACAGATAGCACCACAATTATTGGTCATTGCTGTAAATCTAGTTATACCAGACACTCTAAAAGATGTATGACTACCAGGTTTATAGCGTAAGTATTGCGGATACTTAGCAGTTTCACTCATCCATATACCACTAGTAAATAACAAGCACCTACTATGCAAATAAAAACGGTTCAGGAACTCCCAAGGGTATTCCTTGTAGTTACTGAACATCTGCTTGAGCATATCAGTATGCTCATCTTTAACATAAACCTTATGCTCCTCAGGATCATCCCCGAAGAACTTAAAAGCTTGTTGGCATCCTTTGTAATAAAGTACAGTGAGATTGTCGCAACTCGACCTCACTGAGTATTCAGGCATCATCTATCAATAATTTCAATAAGTCCTTCTTCGATTTGATTTAACCACGACTGCGTAAATTCCGCAACGTTTGGTTCTCCCTCAACAAACTCAATGATAACAGTTGGTTTGTCCACAGTTATCTGCACAGTATCCACCTCTGATATTGGAAATGGGTAATGTTGTAAGAGTTTAGTCTTATGATACCACACATCGTGCATCGGTACTATTATACTACCAATTCCCGCAGGTGTAAAGCTATCGCTCTTCTTGAGGAAATGTACCTTTCTATTGGTAGAGTGCAGGTCTTCAAAACCTGAGCACGCAATTATACCATTTTGTTCTTGTGATGTTATTCTGGCAATACCATTATAACGGAAGTGAGTGTAAGATCCATTATGGTATAGTATGGACTTACCAGCAGGTTTAAGTGAATCACTCTTCCATGTACTACCAAACATTACAGTTCTGTGGTGTACTTGGTTAAGTGGTCCTATTTCCTTTATTATGTCCTTATATCCCGCAGCCTTACCTTTAGGATGCTTCTTGATATGCGCCTTTACAAGTTTAAGTTGCGTATCTAATACGTACTCCTTAAGAGGATCGGGATCATTAGCGAATATCTTCTTGCCTTTACGTGCAGATGTGCAACTAAAGACACTTACACCAAACTGTGCAATACTCTTACCGAATGTATACTGTGCAATTCGGCTATCTTTGGTCTCTGCAAGTTGATACATATCACTCCTCTGCAGCGAGTTGTGCGCTTAATGCCTCGAACTGTTCATCAAAGTCATCTTCGCTGTACACATTAACAACAGTAGCCTGTGATACTACAGGATCAATGTGTGTATCATCTTTCTTTGCCATTACTTCACGATGCTTCATCAAGTCTTCCATTGGAACTACTTGCTCAACACCAATCATTTGTGATAATACTAGTCGAGTGGAATCCATATTACACTCATTTAATCTCTTTTGTTGCACAGCATTATATACTTGCCCCGCAATCTGAAATAATAATGGCTCTTCTGTCTCTGGTTTAAGTGAATCTAGATCCATTGGAATAGGACCATACCACTCATCATCATTGAGAGTACCATCATTATAATAAACACCGAACTCTCCAGTGTCTATATCGTAATCTTTAACAACAAATGTTGGAGCTACATCAGCATCCAATCTAAATTGTTGATCAATGTCTTGGATTGACATAATTCCTCCTTAGTTACTTGTTCCACCACGGATGTCTCCGTCGCCAGCTCCATTCTGACTGTATCTATATGACCAGCCATCAATTGCAGTGCCACCACCTCCAGCAGTACCACCAGCATTTTGGCCACTTTGGCCTAAATTACCACCTTGACCACCAGAGTTTGAGCCACAACCTCCGTTGCCGCCGCCACCGCCGCCGCCCCATTGTTGTCCGTTCTGTCCACCATCCTTGCCTTGACCGCCTGGATATCCAGCTCCTCCACCTCCACCGCCTCCGTTGGCGTTTGAGAAATTTTGAGCAGTACCTGAACACTGACTACCCTTCATACAACCGTAGTAATATGTATTTTGATATGTACATTGAGCATTATTTCCACCTGCTCCTCCACCGCCACCGCCACCGATGACACCAGAATTATCTAAAATGAATGGAGTTCTAGAATATAATGCACGTTGACCGCCAGCTCCATTCTGACCACCACGATTTCCACCATTTCCACCTTTACCAGTTATTCTTTTGTTACCAACAATCCTTAGTAATACTTTAGAACCAGAAGAGAAGTTGCCAAGATTTAACTGCTGTCTTACAGCATTGACAACAACAACACCCTTAATCAAACTACCACCATAACCAAGTCCACTAATATGACTTGCTAGGCTCCATTCTGAAGTACCATCACTTGTGATCTCTGCACTAAACAGAAAATGCTCACCTTCATGAATTAATCTCCATGTACCACCTTGCTTAATATGAACTTCCTTGACATCACGCCAAGATCCACTGTGCTTTACCTGTACATCTTCTACGTATTTCCATTCATTATCCTTCTTGATCCTAAGATGTTTATCAAGAGCATCTGCATACGTTTGTGAATATGGAATTGCCATAATTTAATTACCTATACTAGTACTTATACCAGATATCACCATCGGATCCTCCACTTGGATTGTTTGTTGATACTGTCCTTGCACCGAAGCAGTTTTGATCTGCTGTACCAAATGTCGTTAGACCAGCTGCACCAACTGTGCTAGTAACTATTTCTGACACACCTAATTTATTTTGAGAAGGTATGTAGTATGCTGAGTTAGGATCAGAATATACAGTTTGATTAGATCCACTAGTTCCACCCTGAAGTGAGAATAGCAATGCGTATGAAGTATTCGCAGCACTATCTGTGACAAATAGTTGTGTTGCAGTAGCAGCATTACCAGAAGTATTTTGGTTACCTGCTGAGTTAACGCCAGGTAGTGTAATGTTAGCACTACCATCGAATGATACTCCACCAATATCTCGTGCTGTCTGTAATGTGGTTGCAGTGAGAGCATTACCAGTACATGATCCAGATGAACCAGAAACATTACCAGTTAAGTTACCAGTTACAGCACCGTTTACAGTTGTTGCATTGATAGTTTCAATGTATGCTGCCTTCCACTTTTGTACAGCATTACCTAAATTACGGTTATTACCTAGAGAATCTGGAGTAACATCAGATGAAATAGCAGCAGTAATACTTACTAAGTCAGAAGTAGCATTACCAATTGTAGCATTTCCATCAACTGTTAGGTATCCAGCAACATCTAAGTTTCCTTTGATGTCAGTGTCACCATTGTCAGTGTCAACGGTAAACTTATCTACAGCAGCAGCAGTTTGTATTTTGAAATACTTAGCATCTGCCTTAATGGTAACATCATTACCTGTAACGGTAAGACTACCACCAAGTGTAGTAGCACCACTGTTTACATTTAATGTACCAGTTGATTGTATATCAATTCCAAGACCATTCTGAAGTTGTAAATCACCAGCACCATCAGTCCATGTATTACCAGATGCAGATCCACCTGTAATTTTTAAGTTACCAGTATCAGCAAGACCAAACTTAGCCCATGCAGCACCAGTCCAATAGTATCCAAGATGATTAGAAGTACTTACATCAATGTTACCTAAGAATGAAATATCACCAACGTTAGCAGCAGCTGAAGTACTTGGAGTTGTAGTAACAACGTTGAACTTCTTCTCTGCTTCATTGTTTGCAGCCTCACCTTTAATGGTTAGGTCAGCACATGATATATTCTTATCTACTGTTAGATCCTGTCTAACTGCTAGATATCCTTTAAATTCACTCTCAAGTTGGGTATCATCAACTGTAATCTTATCCCTGATGATAATCTCATCATATACAGGACGTAAGTTTGCAGTCTCACCAACAATGGATAGTGAAGGAGTATCAAGTGATGCTTCCTCACCAGTAACAGCAGATATTCTAGTGTTACCAATGAATAGGTCACCATTTGAGTTAAGTCCAGAGTAGAATGCAATACCTCCATTCTCTTTCTGTGACTGTGCTAATAATGTTTCAGCATCAGTTAGAACTCTGTTCTGTACAGAAGGTAGACCAGTTGAATAGTTACCTGGACCAAAACCAACGTATTCAAATGTATGGTTACCTGATCTTAGGATACTTGGTCGTCTTAATTCTGTTTGAGTACCACCTGTATTGTTAACAGGTATCATCCTTTGTGCCTTATCTACCTCATTTGATTCACCGTCTCTTGCTTCAAGTGTAATGAAGTTAGCAACAGCACTATCATTGGTAGATGCGTTAGTATAATTATTTCGTGTCTCTATAATGAAATCAGCAATACCTTCTTTGGTAATTGATCTTGCCTTATCTTCGTTACTACCATCAGTTGTAGTAACTAAACCAACAACAGTGTTACTTGCAATAGATGTTGCTTCTAATGGATCTTCTGTTGGGTTATCCTTATCTAATACAGGATAGAGGTTGTTAATATTCTGAGAGAATGCAAAGTCACTGACATTACTGTTAGTAGGGGAAATACTACCCTTAATAACAGTCATATAATAGATACCATTCTGTACTGACTTAATCAGTTCCTTCTCAGTCTTAATATCATAGATGTAGTATACTGATCCATATGACTGGCCAGTAGGTACGTTTCTTGGTTGAATAATATAACCGTTGATTGGTTCTCTCTGTAGAGTAGATGCAGAACTATCTACTTCATAACGTACTCTGTATGTTCTATCCCTAGATGCTCTGTTATCAGGAATACGTTGCATGTATGATGCACCAGTGAATAAAGAGTTCGCATAGAAACTTTCATTTGCTAGGTGATAATGAATACCTTCATACCCAGTTGTAGCATTAACAGTTGAACTACCAGATGTAGCAGCAGTTACTTTAACATACCAAGTATTAAGTACACTATCCCATCCCAATGGGTGAGCTGGGTCTCCTGGTGTATATGAGTTAACAGTTACATTTGTGTATACACTATCAGCAGGTGTTGCACTACCATCAGGTGTAATTAATGCGCCAAACGTTGCAGTAGTTGATGCATTGATTAATGAAACATAAATCTTATCTTGCTTTCTAGCACCAATACTAAAACCTTGAAGTTTGTATGGTGGCTTAGTTGCTTGTGAATTATATCCATAGAGATATAATCTTGTGTTTACTGCACCAATATATGCCCAAGTTACACCGCCATCAGATGCTGATCCAGTTGTATGTGTTGGTGCATTATTTGAGTTGGATCCTGTAGTACCACCAGCAACAGTATAATATGCATTGCTAAGATGGACACATGATGCTCCAGCACTGACAGCTGTTGATGTGGTCCATGCAGGGTTGTTTTGTGAAGCATTAAGTTGTATCTTCTGTACATCACATGCAACATAACCAACAGGAATTTCATTAACTGTACCTTTAAACCCATCTTCAGCAGCTACTGTTGATCCACGATATCCCCTACTAAGAGTAAGACTACCGTTACCACCCGTAACTGTATCAACATAATATGATTCTGTGCTATCAATCGTATCAAACCTTACATAATCACCAGCAACAATGCCATGACTAGTATTAGCAGGGTTAGATGTTACACTCTTATTATCCTGAGTGACACCAAAAGTATATCCACTGACTGCAGAATATGTTCTTGCTAATTTTTGAGGTGGTATAACATGAGTGATAGTACCAGCTTTATCTTGTGTAAATGGTACAGTCTTAAATCCTTTTGCTCTTAGTGCACAAGAACCAAAGTTGGAGTTGGAGTTTGTAATTGACTGGTCACCACCATTCGTGGCAACAAAGTGATCAGCGAAACCAACAGCAAAGACTGATACAGCTTGAATAACAGCATCATTTGAACACTTAACATGATGGTTTCTATATGCAGATTTGAATATACTATCCCCATCAGTGTGTGATCCTGCAATATATGCTGAACCATCCCACTTAATGAATGCGTTGTCATCTTTCTGTAGAGATACACCAGTAAACTGGGCAACAACCATGGACTTAAATCCAGTGGATTTGTTACCATCAGCGTGCATACCCTGCATACCCCATGTACTACGGAGTGAGCAGTTGAATATGTATGGTGATGAACTGTCTACGTTATCAACTTCAACCTCAACAGT